TTCTAAAGAAGAGTTAAAAAATATTAAAAAGAAAAGAAAGTCAGACATCGTTTGGATGTCGGATAAATGGATTTACAAAGAAATACATCCATTTATAGCTGATGGTAATGTTAATGCTGGATGGAATCATCAATGGGATTGGTCAGAAGCGTGTCAGTTTACCGAATATAAAAAAGGACAGTTTTATGATTGGCATTCAGATAGTAATGCTAAACCTTATGATGTAGAAGAAAATTTGAATTCACATGGCAAAATAAGAAAGTTGTCTATGACTTTAAGTTTAACTGACCCTGATGAATACGAAGGTGGGGATTTAGAATTTGATTTTAGAGATACAGATATAGGCAGTCAGCCTCGTATTTGTGAAGAAGTAAGACCGAAGGGGAGTATAATAGTTTTTCCTTCATTCATCTGGCATAGAGTAAAACCAGTTACCAAAGGAATAAGGCATTCTTTAGTATGTTGGAGTTTAGGACAGCCGTATGTTTAAAGAAGCTAAGTATTCAATAATTAAAAGAGCCGTATCGGAAGAGTTGGCTAAATTTTGTTATGATTATTTTCTTAAAAAAAGGCAAGTAGCAAGAATTTTTTATGATACTCGTTATATTTCTCAATACAATCAGGATTGGGGAAGGTGGAATGATGAACAAGTCCCTGATACATACAGTCATTATGGGGATGTGGCGATGGAGACTTTGTTAGAAAAACTACAGCCTCGCGTAGAAGCAGAAAGTGAACTAAAGCTTTATCCTACTTATAGTTATGCTCGTATATATAAAAAGGGGGATGTGCTACATAGGCATACTGACAGATATAGTTGTGAAGTATCAGCTACGATGAATTTAGGTGGTGATCCTTGGGAATTATTTATAGATCCAACGGGAGGCATAGGAAAAAGTGGTAAGGCTATTTTAATGGAGCCTGGAGATTTAGTAATGTATCGTGGCTGTGACTTAGAACATTGGCGAGAGGCTTTTGAAGGAGAGAACTGCGGTCAAGTTTTCTTTCATTACAATGATGCCTCTGCGAAAGAAGCTGATGAGAATAAGTACGATACTAGACCTTTTTTGGGATTACCTTCTGAGTTTAAGGGGATAAAAGTTGAAACCTGAGTACGAAATAAAAAATGATTTTATAGGGGTTTTTGATAATTACTTTGATCCTAGTGTTGTTAAAGGATTTTTAAAGTATTACGAAGAACTAGATAAACAAGGATTAACTTATACCAGACAAAGTTTTGGAGATGCACCGAAACATAGAAAAGATGATACTTCTGCCAATACCAATGCAGGGATTATTATAAGTGGTGGGGAAGTTGGTTGTAATTTACCTAACCAACCCTTTATAAAAACCTTCTTTTCAAAGATTTACCCTATTTATGCCGAAAAATATTCTCAGTTACAAGATCACGATTATCACACTATTTATGATATTAAGGTACAGAAGAGTGAAGTAGGACAAGGGTATCATGTATGGCATTGTGAACAATCAGGAATGGCTTCTAGAAGCCGTGTTTTAGCCATACTTTTTTATCTAAATGATGTGGAAGAAGGAGGGGAGACTGAATTTCTTTATCATAGTCGTAGAATAAAAGCTAAAAAGAATAGGTTAGTTTTATTTCCTTCTGCTTATACCCATACCCATAGAGGTAATCCCCCCTTATCGGGTGAAAAATATGCAGTGGCTTCATGGGTTGAATATGGAGTACAATGAGGTAATAATGGTTAAAAAGACAACGATAGAAGTGTCAGCAGATTTGGACAAACACGAAGCAGTTTGCGCTGAAAGATGGCGAGAAACTATCTATCGCATTAAAAGATTGGAAGTATTAATAATAACTACGTTGCTTTCCCTAGTAGTAGGCATGGCAACAATTTTATCAGGACAGGTGTTTTAAAATGATTTGGACAATAATAAATATAATCGTATGGATAATTGCAGTGGCCTCAATAGTTGCAGCAGTTTCTCCTCACACAAAGAATACAAAAGATGATGCTTTTGTTGGGAAAATAAACAAGGCAATAAACTTTTTGGCGTTAAACTTTAAGAAATAATGAGCAAATGCCCTACGCCAAATATATATTCAAGCCCGGAATAGATCGCGAAGGAACCGACTACAGTAATGAAGGTGGTTGGTATGACGCTAATCTAGTACGTTTTCGCAAAGGAAAACCAGAAAAAATTGGCGGTTGGCAGAAGCAGACCTCTAATTCTTATTTAGGTATTGGTCGTGCCTTACACGGTTGGGTAGATCTCGCTGGGACGCGTTATCTTGGACTGGGAACCACCTATAAATATTACGTAGAACTTGGTACCTCTTTCCATGATATAACTCCTATTAGAGCTACCACATCGGCAGGGGATGTTACTTTCTCTGCGAGTAATGGAGATGCCACCCTTACTGTAGCTGATACTGCTCATGGAGCAGTACAAAATGACTTTGTTACCTTTAGTGGTGCGGCTACTTTAGGCGGTCTTATTACCGCCGATGTACTCAATCAAGAATATCAAATTGCGACGATTGTTAATGCAAATAGCTACACAGTAGAGGCTAAAGATACCGATGGAGATACTGTTACTGCTAATAGCAGTGATAGTGGCAACGGTGGTGGTAGTGTTGTTGGAACCTATCAAATTAATGTTGGCTTAGACGTTTATGTAGAAGGCACAGGTTGGGGTATCAGTACATGGGGAGCAGGTGGTTTTGGTAGTGTAGGCACCTTGGATGCTTCTAATCAATTACGTCTATGGTCCCATGATAACTTCGGTGAAGATCTTATAATGAATGTACGTGGAGAAGGTATTTATTATTGGGATGAATCAGGAGGAACCAGTGCCAGAGCTGTGGCGCTCACTGCACTATCGGGGGCTATTTTAGCTCCGACTAAAGCTTTACAAGTATTAGTCTCAGAAAAAGACCGACATGTTATTTGTCTTGGTGCGGATCCTTTAAATGCAGGAGGCACAGCCAGAACAGGTGCTGTTGATCCGATGTTTATTTGTTGGAGTGACCAAGAAAATGCAGGCGATTGGGAGCCAATAGCAACGAATACAGCAGGGTCATTAAGAATCTCATCGGGTTCCGATATTATTGGGGGAATATCTTCCAGAGAAGAAATACTGGTGTGGACAGATATTTCCATGTACTCCATGTCCTACATCGGTCCTCCTTTTACCTTTGGCATTAACTTAATTAATCAAGGAGTAGGTCTTATTGGACCCAAAGCTGCGGTTAATACTCCCGATGGTGTGTATTGGATGGATAGAAAAGGTTTTTACAGATACGCTGGTTCTGTTTCTTCGCTCCCATGCAGTGTTCATTACTATGTATTTAGTGACTTTAACGAAGAACAATCTTTTAAAACGTTTGGCTTTTTAAATAAACAATTTAACGAAGTAGGTTGGTTTTATGTCTCTGGAGACAGTACGGAAATAGATCGTTATGTGGTTTATAACTACGCTGAACGCACTTGGACGATTGGTCAATTAGCGCGTTATGCGTGGCTGGACGAAGGCTTATCAACTTACCCAAGGGCCACCGGCGAAGTAAGCTCCACACAGTATCTGTATAACCATGAAAATGGTAATGATGCTGATGGCTCTCCTATGGATAATGTGTATATTCAATCCAGTGACTTTGATATGCAGCCCGATGGGGATTACTATACGTTTATCCGTAAAGTTATTCCTGATGTTAAGTTCACAGGCAGTGGTGGAGCCGATCAAACAATTAATTTCGTATTGAAATCAAGGGACTTTCCAGGGGATAGTTTAACCACGGATACGACGCAAACCGTCACTTCTACTACGCAGAAATTGGATGCGCGCATACGCGCACGACAACTGACTTTTAGAGTGGAATCCGACGATGATAATACATCAGCAACGCGTTTAGGCGTGGGTTGGCGTTTGGGGGATACGCGTATGGATGTTAAGCCCGATGGACGCAGATAATGGGAAAACTGTTAGAAACGCGTTTACCTATTGCCATTAGCGAACATGAGCCTTTCGTTCATTCAGGTATATACAACCGTATGGTGCGTATCCTGGAGATTAATTTAGGACGCTTTGATACGACAGCAACACCCCAATACAATGACACACAATTAGATCAGAATAAATTTAATGCGGGGGATGTAATATGGAACACCAACAAAAGTGTCTTGCAGATATATACAGGAAGTGAATGGCAGGATATATCAACCAGAACGGAAGTTGGTTTGGAAGCGACTGGTTCCGTAGGTAGCTTAACTATAAGCACAAATGGCGCAGTTTCGATTAGTTTATAGGAGTATAAAATGCCGATAAATAAAGTAGAGGGAGGCTGGAAAATAGCCAATACCAAAGGAGTTTCTCCTAATAAAAAAGCTGCTGAACGGCGTCTAAGAGCTATAAAAGCAAGTCAAAATGCTAGGAAAAAAGGTAAAATGTCTAACTATAAAAAGAGTTCAAGGAGGCCCTAATGGCAGATAAAACAATTATTATTAATACAGATGATGCCGACGCACCTGAAAAACCAGAAGCGCCTACGTGGTATAACACAGCAGAAGGATTTGATAAATGGAGAGTATTTCCAAGAC